CAAAGACATTGGACCACTCTACACAACAGATGACGCAAGAGATTATTACTTTAATCTTGCTAGAAATTGGACCGACCCTTATGGTGAACCTGTTGTTACCACTCATGATGGTGTTAGGGTTGTCCGTGATGATTACTTGGTGGGCTCTAAAGTACGCGGGGGTGACTGTCTCATCTCCTCGTTGCCTGATCATATTGATACCATTGTTTATGTTCAACCTCGTACTGGTTTGGCTGGTGTTTCTCTCCTTGACGTAGCAAAACGGCATAATAAAAAAGTAATGTTGTTTATGCCATCATCAAAAAGAATCTCACACCATCAAGCATGTTGCATTGAGCAAGGATGTGATTACTCATTTCACCGTATTGCAGCAATGCCAAATCTAAATTTAATTGCAAAGAAGTGGGCAGAGGAACGACTAAATGCTTTCTTTGTTCCACTTGGATTAAAGCATGAAATGGTAACAGCCGGTATTGTAAAATCAGCATCAGTTATACCTGAGCCTGAAGAAGTATATACTGCCACGTCCACGGGCGTGCTCACACGGGGACTGCAAATTGCATGGCCAAATGCCAAGTTTACTTCGGTATGTGTGTCACGTAATATGAAAGCCGGTGAGCTTGGTTTAGCAACTCCAATCTCTGAACCGCTTGCATTTACTGCATCCGAGAATAAAGAGAACCTTCCTCCATTTCCTAATATCGACACTTATGATGGTAAGGTGTGGAAGTATATACCTAAGAACAGTGATCGAGACATTTTATTTTGGAATGTTGGTAAAGAACCTGAGCTACAGGATGCAACTTTACCGGATCGAATTGACTCATACAGAGATTGGGAAAAGAATGTCAAAGAAATGGCTGAATGAAGAAGCACTAGATGTGCTAGTCAACTATTATTATCCGCGTGCCAAATGGCTGCAAGAGAACTGCAACTGGGGTAAACTATCCTACCTCGGGCCAGAAGCAGATGCTGCAGTAAACGATCCGCTGATGCAAGAGATAGATATTTACGACTGTTACACACGAAACGCTGCTGGTTTTTCTAATGTTCTACAGGATCTAAAGTTCTGTAGACGAACACCAAAGCGTCATCATCAAATTAAAAACCCAGCACTCGGCCAGGATCATTGGGATCTGGTTGATAGCTATATCACCGACAGCTGGGATACTAAAACCTGGTTATACGTTTACTTGGCGCATCGCATTACTGGTTCAGGTGCATCGTTTACTCGAGATCATGGTTATCGAAATAATATAGTACACCGCTTTGGCAATCTACGAGATATCCAAGACATGAAAGATCTTATGGTTGAAACCAAGGGTGCAGGTAAACCACTGTTTACATCTATTGGTAACCAACCACCTTCTCCTCGTAAGGGTGTTACTTGCCTTGATTTTATGGTTAATGAGCTTGAGCCGTTGCTCGACCGGTTTATGGATTGGATGCCAAAAGAAGGTCGTAAAAGAACTCATAAAGAAGTGGTTGACTATCTAAATCAACATAACGTAGAACAAGGGCACAAACGATTTAACTTTGTCTATGCTGCATTCTCATATGATTTAGGTGACTACCACAAAGATCTGGTTGATGATATGTCACACGGATACTTTGGAAACAACGCAGTTCGTTGTATGAAACTATTGTCAAGCGGATACGATACAGATTCCTTTATGGATTTACTGTGCGAACGTATGGGCGGTGCGCCTCGGGATAACGAAGATGTGATGTGTGACTTTGTTCGGTTCGGTCAGAATTACGTACCACGGAGTGATGACACGTTTGACCATATCCCATCTAGCCTATCTAATAACTCAGGTTGGATCTCGGGATGGGAACAAAGACAAGGTGAGCCTAAAAATAAAGGTGTACAACTAGATGAGTTTATGGTATAATAGTACCAACATCAAATCAAACGGAGTAGATAATGCCACGGCGAAATCAAAAAATTAACGCGTCTCAAGCATATTGGATTAAAAAAAGTGGATCCAATAAAGGGTTTAGTGTATATTCAGAAGAACAACTAAATCGAATGATCGAAGACGGCGAAATCACAGAAGCGGATACAGTTCAGATCCGTATATCAAAAGGTAATTAACATGTCAATTATGAATAAATTAAAAAAGAATACTAAGATTAAAGATACGGCTATTCTTTCTGAATCGGTACTTTTTGCTCAAAAGGATGTTGTGACTACCGAAGTTCCAATGGTTAATGTTGCATTAAGTGGATCCGTTGATGGTGGTCTTGTATCAGGATTGACTGTTCTTGCCGGTCCTTCGAAGCACTTTAAGACTTCGTTTGCTTTGCTTATGGCTGCAGCATATCTTCGAGAGCATGAAGATGCTGTCATGTTGTTTTATGACTCTGAGTTTGGTTCACCACAAGCTTACTTTGAAACGTTTGGCATTGATGCCGGTCGTGTATTGCATACTCCTATTACAGATGTTGAGCAGCTTAAGTTCGACCTTGTTGGTCAACTTGAGAACATTGACCGTGGTGATAAAGTCATTATTGTTATCGATTCTATTGGTAACCTTGCATCAAAGAAAGAACTTGAGGATGCGCTCAATGAGAAATCTGTTGCAGATATGTCTCGTGCAAAGGCACTTAAAGGTCTATTCCGTATGGTTACCCCATACCTTACAATGAAGAATATTTCGCTTCTTGCTATCAACCACACATATAAAGAAATCGGTCTGTTTCCGAAAGACGTTGTGGGTGGTGGTACAGGCATTTACTATTCAGCCGATAATATCTGGATCTTGGGTCGTCGTCAAAATAAGACAGGTACCGAAGTTACTGGTTATGACTTTATTATCAATGTTGAAAAGTCTCGTTATGTCAAAGAGAAATCCAAGATTCCAGTAAGCGTATCGTGGGATGGCGGTATTGAGAAGTACAGTGGTCTACTTGACATTGCCCTGGCCGGTAATTACGTGGCTAAACCATCAAATGGCTGGTACTGTGTTGTCGACCGTGAAACGGGTGAATTGCTTGATCCTAAAGTTCGTGCAGCTGCAACTCTTACCGAAGAGTTCTGGAAACCAATCCTTGAAGAAACTGATTTTAAAGAGTTCATCAAAAAACAATTTACAATTGGTTACCGTTCTATGATAGAAGGGGGTTTACTTCTCGATGAAAATGATGTATAATGACATCACAATAGACGATTACACATTTGCAGACAATGGTTTCAATGACCAGTGGGCGGTAAAGCTCAAAACCAAGTATGCAGGTGTGGTCTACTGTTATGGAAAAGTAACGGCAAAGATTGACCATGTGGAAGAAAACGGTGATGGTATTGCGAACCTTAAGTTCCAATACCAGATCCTAGAACCTGGTGATCATGATCAAGAAGAACTTGAGAATGATAACAACTTCAATAACTATATTGGAGACGTTCTAAACCACATCTTACAAGATGCCTTTGAAAACGATAAGTATAGGATTGGCGATGAGTCTACAGACAACAGTATTGAGGAATCTACTGACCAATGAAGATTTTACTCGAAGAGTTATCCCATATCTAAAGAAGGAATATTTCGAAGATGAGCATCGTGCCGTCTTCGATACCGTTCTTCAGTATGTTGGTAAATACAACAAGATCCCTACTGGCGAAGCACTTAAAATCGAACTAGATGAGACAGATGTTTCAGCTGATAAATACCAAGCAGCTGCTCATCTAATCAACGATGTAGTGACACCCGAGCCAGCTGATATGGATTGGTTATTAGAAAAGACTGAAAAGTGGTGCCAAGATCGTGCCGTTTTTCTTTCTATTATGAAATCGATTGAGATTATTGATGGCAAGTCTGAACTGACTAACAACGCAATTCCTGAGATTTTATCTGAGGCTTTGTCTGTTAACTTTGATCAGGACATTGGCCACGACTATATTAATAACTCTGACGATCGCTTTGACTTTTACCATAAAGAAGAAGCAAGGATGCCTTTTGACCTGGACTACTTTAACCAGATCACAAAAGGTGGATTACTTAATAAGACTCTAAATATCGCACTGGCTGGTACAGGTGTTGGTAAGTCGTTATTCATGTGTCACGTAGGCGCAGCGGCTATGACCCAAGGTAATAATGTTTTGTATATTACTATGGAAATGGCAGAAGAACGAATTGCTGAACGTATCGATGCTAACTTGATGAATATGCCCATTGACCAACTGGATAAAATCGACAAAAGTACTTTTGACAATAAGATAGCGGCAATCGCAAAGAAGACAATTGGCAAGCTGATTGTAAAAGAATATCCAACTGGTTCGGCTCACACCGGACACTTCCGAGCTTTGTTGAAAGAGCTTAAGCTTAAGAAAAGCTTTGAACCGGATATTATCTTCATCGACTATCTTAACATTTGTTCTTCAGCAAGAATGAAAGGTTTAAGTGGATCGGTTAATACATATTCCCTCATCAAGTCAATTGCTGAAGAAATTCGAGGACTTGCAGTCGAATTCGACGTGCCCATTGTATCGGCGACTCAGACAACTCGAAGCGGATATTCAAACACTGACGTTGGCCTTGAAGACACGTCGGAATCCTTTGGACTTCCTGCGACTGCAG